ATACATTTCAAGGAGAATTCAATGAATAATGCAGCTTTATTAGAGTATCTCGAAGCAAACTCGCGTGCCCTCGATACCTTTCGCGATAAAAGTCTCGATTATCAAAATGAAAAAAATATGAAACGCCAACCCGCTAAACGTTGGAATGAAGCTAAGATTGATCGCGCCGTCGATAAGATGGTTGCCGAATTTATTGCTAGTATCCAACAAAAGATGGCCTTTAACATTCGGGGTGAACATGCCGATGAGTACCAAACGTGGGTCGATTTCATCGAACAAAATGAGGTCTTAGAAGGCCTCGAAGAGTCAGTCAATGAAATGACATTTGAATAATATAGGTAAACTAGCGGCGGGTCAAAATTAATTTGGGCCTGACGCTTTTTTTATGCAACAAAAAAGCGACTAAAAATAAATTTTAGTCGCTTTTTTAAAATGTCAGTCTTAAATTATAGACGTTCATTTAATTCTTTGCCAAGTTCTTCGAAGCCAGGTTTGCCAAGTAATGCAAACATGTTCTTCTTGTAAGCGAAAGTATTACATTACATCACATACACCTTCAAATGCCGGTTAATTAACATTTATCCATTTCATAGAATTGCATCAAATTGCTTTAATCTCACTTACACGTTACCATTTCCGTACCATAACTTTTCATGTAATTTCATTTAACACTAAGCCCGTGCACCACGTATTTCGCTAAATTTAATTCTGCTCCCATACTGAAAAACATTGTTTACTGTTCATCTGAAATAATTACATTTGATATATAGTCAGAACTTAATTTTCTAGTTAATGGTGATTTCTGAGTTTTTATGAGCACACCTTGCTCCTCTAACTCATCGATGCAAGCTCTAACCTTTGTCCATGGAAACTTATTAACCTTGGACTCTGTTATTTCTATATCTTTAGTTGTATATTTTTTTAATTCCCTATCTTCTAATCCTAATCCAGAATCATTGAATAAAAATGCTTGAATATATAAATATAAAATCCGCTTAGATAGACCACTTAAACTATCATCTTTATCAATTTTATTTTTCATAAAATCTAGCAACTGTTTGTTCTTTGACATCTCGGAAATTAAATACTTTTGTCCTTTTATAAAAATTTTCATCATTTCTAAAACAAAAATGTTACTTCTCCAAAATTATTAGGATTACTAACATCTTTAAATGCCTTATAGTACTTTTCTTTATTCTTATTTACTTCACTAGAAAATGTTATTGCACTCAATGGATCAAGTTTATACCCCAGATAGACACAAGCTATATATCTACCAGTTCTACCATTACCGTCATTAAATGGATGGATATTTTCAAAATAATAATGTGCAATAAAACATTTTAAGATTGCTGGTGTATCATCATTATTAATAAAACTAATCCAATCTTTTAAATCTAATGAAATTTCTTGCTCTGTATTCTTGGGCTGATGAACTGTTTCATCTGGAGTACCAACTCTAGCAAATTTATTTCTGAAAAGAATACCATCCGGTAATTCTGATTTAGCGACCTCTCCATCAAGCAAGTAATCATATATTTTCCGAATATCCTCTAGCATATTAATTTGGATATTCTCCCTATCTCTTATTCCTAAGTACATCCTCGCAAAAGATTTAAGTCTAATCTTCTTTTTACTTCTGTTCTCTGCCCCATTAATTGCTTCAATAATTTCTTTATTTAAAGTTTCAACACCTTCAATTTCATTTGTACTCATTATTTCTTCTGTTAAAGTTTTATAAAAAAACTGATCTGATGCTATTCCAGGTAATTCATTTGTCAGATTCTCTATAATTTTCGAGTTTTCATGAATAGTTGATTCAAGTTTCAAAACATCTTTAATCGGCATCAAAAATAGTGGATATTTTTCACCTTGCCGTTGTCCACTAATTTCCGGATTAATATATAAATTGCTAACAATTGTGGTTGGACCTTCAACCCTGTTACTATATTCCACTCTTACATCGTTATTATTATTTTCATATTTAAATATCTGTAAAGGATGGTATTTTTTCATAAAAAGCGCCTCCCTAAATTCAAAAAAATGCCATTTTTTTGATTCTTGAATACAATTCTACCATTAAGAATACAAATAACAAGAATAATGTAATTTTTAAACAACTTATACATTAACTTTTTTATAAATAATTTTAATTAACTACTCTTATTAACACTTTTATTCATGATTATCTTTCATAAATTGTAATTTTAAAATTAAAATCAGTATCGAATACCATGGATTTTAATAAAAAAGCCTAATCCCTTAATTGAATTAGGTTTCTTTTATAGGTATGAATTAGCAACGTTTTTCCCGCCGACTGTTAGACAACCGCAACTTAATCATTGCGTCCCATTTGTTCATCAAGTTGCACCATCACATCATGGATGGTTCTCAAATCCGCGCTCGGATCGTGACGGCAGATGAACAAGGGTAAATCGTTTCGCGTATAGTAATAACTCATGCTGCCAACAACTCCGATGCCCTCTTTATATAGCTCAACGTTGCCTGTTTCTTTTAGCGTTAAAGAATACTGATCGTTAATCCGTGCTGGTTCAGACTGCTTCATTTGACTCGCTCCTGACTTTGGTTCTGATATTATCTTACAACAGAAAAATCTTGAATAACATTCTTGACATGAAACTTATCTACTATTAATTGGTGCCGTTTATTAAAGTGACCAAAGATAGAAATTGGCTCACCCTCTTGTGCCAGATAAACAAAATTATACGCATCTTTTGCAACCAGGCAGTTGTAGCTTTGCTCAGGTGTCTTGAGTTCAAATCTCACTAGATACGGTGTAAAACTGACAACTTTAATAGTGCTGTTGATCGTGCCTTTTAAACTAATATACGCCATCTCGACCACTCCTTTGACTATCATTATACGAACGTACATTCGCATTAGTCAAGTGGCAATTCATTTGTGATTTGGTATACTTCATAGTATATAAAGGAGGGCAATGATGAACTGCTTATTTTGTAATCAAACATTAACTGAGAATAATCGAACTGTGGAACATATTATCCCTAAAAGTATTGAACTCCTTAAATCATTAACATCGGCTAAAATAATTTGCAAAACTTGTAATAGTCTGACTGGTGAAAAGATTGATTCAGTCTTTGGGTTTATAAATAATTTAAATATAATCTCTGGCAATACGGATCGATTCAATGGTCGCAATAAAAATCTATCAACACTCTTTAATGGCCCAAACGGTATGAGATATAAGTTTGATGGAACCAATTTTGAAGCTATTAACAATGCGAAAGTTGGAAATAATTTAATTAGTACAAAACAATTACTCCCTAAACTAAAAGCAAACTTGGCTAAAAAAGGAAAAAAATATAAAACCTACGACCAACAAATAACTAATCCTGAGTTTGAATATAAGTTCGAGTTAGATATATTAAAATTAAAAGTAGCTCTATTAAAAATTGCCGTTGAATATGCCTATTTACATGGTTTTAGCAGAGAGACTCTTATTTCCCCTGTTACATTCATAAGTAATTATATACATTCACAAGAAATAGAAAAAAAATATCTCGATTTCAATGTAGAAATAGGTACTCGTATGTCCGAAGACAAACAGCCAGTTTTAAATTCAATCACTCTTAAAAAAAATTTTTTCTACTCGGACTACTCTAAACCATGTATAGAAGTAGACATCATCATTCAAAATATACCCGCAATTGTCATGATACAAGTTAGTGATATTAATTCAATCAGCCTTCCTGCAAATGATATACATTATGAACAATGTTACAGCACCAAGTAAAGTTGTACCATTATGCTGCTACTCGTAAAACCATTCCCACTTTTTATGTATAGCCCTCAAACGAGGGCTTTTTTTAATATGATAATGTTTGTCCCGGATAGATCATTGCGTTGATGTTCTTGCCATTATTCACTGCTAAGGTATACATGTTAACGCCTAGCTTGTTCGCGATTGACCAGAACGAATCACCGTATTGGATGGTGTAGTGGCGACTGGTAGTGGTTGTGGTGCGGGTGCCGAAACTTTGACCGGGAATTAAGCCGAGTGACGCGTAACGTTGTTGGCCTGAATAACTGGTGTATCGGCCCTTAACCACGCCGTTGACGATGTAGATGTGATTATAATTTAGTGATTGCCCTGGTGCGTAAGTTGCTACAATCGGCGCATTATTGGCAACGCCTGATCGGACATTAACTGTTGTGTTTGCTGTAAAGGTACCATTTTGCGCATAATCCTGATTGGCAACTTGATTATTATTAGTTGCTGGTGGTGTCACTGGATTGACTGGTTTAGTATTTTGACCGCCGGTATAGAAGTCATCATTTAATTGGCTCACATCAAAATTACCGACTGCAGTTGTTCCGGCAAAGTTTTGTGCGCTGCTAAACTGCCAAGCGTGGTTACCTGTATACCATTGCTTATCACCAACCACGTAAGGATAACTGGCAATCCAACCAGTACCCGGCTTAACTGTCATGACATTATTCATCCATGAACCGGATGTATAAATATCTGTTCGATAACCGTATTTTTGAACGGTACTCATAAAGATAAAATTATTGTAATCGTTGATTGTGAGTGGTGTATACTGCTGTTCAGTCGCTTCAACATCGGTTACTAATACAGCATTATTGGGTAAGCCGGCTTGTTTAGCCAAAGTCGCTGCATAATTAGCCTCTGATTCCGCTTGCGCTGCCGTCTTATATCTAGCAAAGTGATAACCGTTTTGATAAATGCCTGCTTGTTTAGCGGTCGCAATGTTATTAGCAGCGGTGTAATCTTTATAGAAGGTTCCTTCACTGATTTTAGTAACCATTGACTTAACGCCATACTTATCCCGCATCCCAGTCCAATCAGATACATACATATTTCCATTATGGTTAGAAACGTCGACCATATCAGTTCTTGCAGCGGCAACACTGCCAATCGGAAACATTAAAAAAGCCGCCATCGTGGCGACTACTAGTTTCATTAATTTATTTTTCTTCATCTTGCTTCCCCTTTTTTTCTACTTGTTCTGTGAAAACATCTAAATATTTCATTAACCACTTAACGTTAATGCCAAAATCATGGGCGTTTTCTAGCACACTGCCACACTCATAGGCGATTAAAATTGCTGTGTAAATCAGCCCTAGATTAATCGGAATCACTACACCAACGTATGGCGCTACGTGGTCTAGTGCTGATGCAACCACGATTGTACATAGCGTGGCCAATTTGATAACAATCCCTTGTAGATTAACGGCTGACTTCCAACTATGTTGCTTTAATGCTTTAGCGTAACCCGTGATTAGGTCAACGCCAACTAGATAAAACCACCAATTAATAATTGGCACCCCGCCTGAAAACATAATATCCATGATGCCACCTCCTTTGATAAAACCCAACATTTCTCCACTTCCTACATAATTAGTTTGAGACAAAAATAAATAAGCACGGCCCACATAGCCATGCTTATTATAATTGTCATTAAGCAGCCATGATTACGCATTAGCGCTCACGGCTGTGGACTTTGCTAACTTTTCACGCGCAATCGTTGTGATGTCCTTCATAGTTAAACCATCGAACGTTTGCCCACTAGTTAAGTCTTCAGGCGTTACTTGAATATTGGCGTTCAAGTAGTCTGCCCCGTCATTGCCCGACAAGCTAACGGCAATAGCCGTTGTATTACCATCACCATCAAAGTTGTAAGTTAGTGCTGTCTTTTTAATATCCATTATTTTGTTTCCTCCGTTTCATTTTCAAATGCTGATTCTAGTTGGTCCATCAACAGGTCATACGCCGCCGCATCCTGATTACTAAATTCTGTTGGATAATCAACAATCGCATCATAGAGTGCCTTCATTTTTTCGCTATACTCGGTGAATTCAATAACCGCAGACTCTTCATCAATTTCTTTGATAGCCGTGTTTGCTTCATCTCGTTTTTCCTCAATCAGAACGACTGACCCCGGAGTGTCGCCTTCTACGTTATTGCCAGCCTCATCTTTCTTGATGAACGGTTCAAGCGTTCCCTTGCGGTCTTCGTTATATTCGTCATTCTTAGCCGAGATTAACTTAATCAGTTTAGTGCGACCGCGACTAGCCTTATTTTTAAGGCTTAGAGTGCCTAAAAAGTTGCCGATTGCTGCTAGTTCTTCGTTTTTGAATGTTAGTGTTTTTGTCATTATTTAATTACCTCTTTCAATTTATTTAGGATTGTTTCTGCTTTATTAAATTCCGTAACCTCTGCCATTTCAGACGCGGTTAATAAAACACGACCCGAACCGATACTAAAATCATCAGTTTGAGTCGTAAAGTTAATCGTAAATTTATCACCGTCACCTTTTGGTGTGACAGTGTTAATAACTTGAATGTCACTAGTTTGCATTGTTAATAACCTCCTGTTTTAACTTATAAATTTCCATTTCTGCGGCATCTAACCGATTAAATAACTCTCTGATTAGTTCGTGGTGTAAAACGGGTAACCGATCATACTGGATTGATTCAATAGAACCGTCGTTACCACGGATTACGTAGTTATCTAGTCCTGCCGTGTATAGGTCTTCAGCGATAAAACCAGTATGTGGTAACGCCTTAGCGTCATCAATATAATCAGTATTACCTGTAGTCATCGTATCCGCTAGCGCTTCAGACTCTGATTTATCGAACCATTGTTTTGGTTTAACTGATAAGAATTGATGAGCCTCATCATTTAAAGTAGATATTTCCCCTATGGCTAACTTATATTTAGAAGCTGATGAAATCCGCCCAAACACACCATTCGCAGTAATTGTCATTTGCGCACCGGATGCATAGGTACGAGCGTAGGTCGCGGCAGATAAAATATATCCACTGCGTCCATCGACCGCTGCTGCTAAGTCTGCTGTAGTTCCATGATCATTGGAAAATCCACCATCTTCAGCGTATAACCCTACCAGTTTCCCTTTTACAAATGATGCGGCCCCTTTATCTGACGTAGGCATCCAAGCACCAGGAACCGAATATTTTCCAGAAATACCTGCAACAATAGAAGGATTATTAGTCGAAAATGGAACTGCGTACGAAGTACCACCTTCGATCGAGGCCCATCCATTCGAGGCAACTGTAGCAAAGCTATTGTTAGCCGCAATCCCGCCACCAGATGGATATGTTTTACCAGGCCCAAATAATGTCAGTGGGTTAAATTCCTTATTGCCAACAATTACACCGCCGGCACCTTCTAATAAAACTCCACTAACGCTTCCTAAAGCATTCCCGAAAATATTGTTACCAAATGTTAACTGACCGTAATGAATTGCGCTATTTGTCCAAATATCATTCTTAGTCATCGCAATTTTTCCGTCTATAAAATATGCGCCTTCACCTTGGGAATTAGTCAATGACATCGAACCGTCATCGATGTTAATATTTAAATTACCATTTGTAGAACGTATGGAGCCTTTTTGAAATAGAATTTCCCCAGTGTTTAAATTCATACTCAAATTGGCGCCCTTAATAGTCCCAGTCGTGATGTTGTTAGCATTCAGGTTAATTACATTCACGTTAGCAGCATTAAGCGTCCCAGCGGTAATCTTATCGGCTTTAATGTCTGCAATCATCGCATCTTTAATCACCGCGTTATCAATTGACGTTTGCCCCGTAATGTGAACTTTTTGACCAGCAATTAAGATGCTTTCAGGACTGATGTTGATTTGGTTGATGACATCGCCTTTTTGTACGCGGAGATTAATTAAATCTTTCATCTGTGTAATCTGTGATTTACTAATGCTGTCTTCAATAGCAGGCGTCCAGGCTGTAAATTTATAAACTTCTGCCTTTAGCTCTGTCATCCAGACATCTATTGCCTTATTGGCCAATGGTGAAATGCCGACAATAACATGGTCCCACCAAGTATTAGGGCCCTTGATGCTAACTTTAATACGTTCTCGCCTGCTAAGTTTTGAAAGGTCAACGTTAACCGAACCAGCCCCAACCGCCGTCGTTCCTTGTATAAAATTACAGCCAACGTGCAACAGGGTGTTAACGCCCGATGCCGTCGTGGCTGCTAGGAATGAGATGAATGCAAATTCATCTCCACTACCTGGCAAGTTAGTGGTTTGTGAGATTCCGTTAAGATCATGTGATGTCGTCCCAACTATGTGAATTGCAGCCTTATTCATAAATCCGGCAAATTCTGACCTAATTATTTTTAAATTTAAATCAGGGTAAGGCATTGGCGACCAAATGCTCATGTCCGGATCGTTAAACGTTGAATTTGAAAAATAATTACGGCCGCCATCGTTAATAGATGCAACATCACTAACAACGCTAGTTATCTGATTAGCAAGCTGAGTTACTTGCGACTGGTCAGCCTTATTTTGGACTGTGCCTTGAATACCATTGACGGTTACTTGTAACTGGCTAAATTGGACTTCGCTGGCCAAATCTTCCGGTGCCGCTGAATATTCAGTGCCTTTTTTTCCACGTTCTAATTTAACCCTTGCCCCTGTTGGATAAGAGACTCTTAAAGTTGCTGCATTGGCTGGTACAGTTAACACTTTTGGAGTATCGGCTAGGTCGAAGCTTCTTAATATCATCGCACCAGCGGAGTCGTAGAACGCAAATCTAAAATTATTATCAGCAACACTATCATAACGACTCAGTGTTAAGTATTTCCCCGGCTCAACACTAATAATATTTTTTGTCACAGAAGATCCTGCAAACTGGTCAATTGTGCCGTTTTGACCAATCATCTTATCAACTAACTCATCTTTACGGATAATTAAATTAACAGAGCCAAGCTCCATGTTATCCAGATTGGTCTGTACCTTAGTCACACTTAAATTAATCTGGTCAGCAGTCATCTTAATCTGTGATTGCGTCCACGTTTGGGTTGCATAGTCGCCTAAGATATTGGTTAATTCGGTCTTGCTTACCGTTAAAGCAATCTGGTCAGCTTGCAGTTTAATTTGGGATTCGGTATTCGTAACACGCCCGCTTAATTTATTCACGTCCGATTGACTAGCTTTTAACTTAATTTCTTTGCTGTTCAAGTCAATAGTGGCTGTGTTATTAGTAACGGTCTGCTTAATCGTATTTACTAGTGATAAGTCCGCTTTAAGTTGTATTTCTGTCTTATTTTGATTAATAAGTGTACCTTGGCTTGTGACAGTGCCTTTTAACGTATCAAACGTAGTCTGGCTAACCTTTTGTTTCAATTCTCCATCTATATTTGTGATTTCTATTTGAATATCCTGCGGTGCCGCTGTCCAATCGGTGGTAAATTTTCCGTATTCGAGTTTTACTTTTAGGCCAATTGGATATGAAATTCTAAACGTTGCTGATCTAGAAGGTGCCGCGACTATATGTGTCACATCACTTGAAACATCACGTTTTATCAAATCGCCAGCGGAATCATAGAATGCGAATCTAAAATTATTATCGCTAGCATCTCCCCAACGACTCATTGTTAAAAATTGGCCTTGCTTAATTGGGATTATTGCAGTCGTTACGGCGGAACCGGCATAATTTTCAATTTGACCATTTGTGCCGATCATTCTATCGGCAAGTTCACCATCTCTAACAATTAAATTTCGGCCACCGATATTTAAATTATTAAAATTTTCAAGCGCATTACTAGCATTAGTTAAAGCTGTGCCGGCGTTAGTTAAAGCGTCTTTAGCCTGCTGACCGGCAGCAGTCGCATCTGATTTAGCTTGTGTCGCCGTGTCGTTTGCAAACCCAGCTTTGGCCACAGCATCATTGGCACCATCTACTGCCTTATTAGCCTGCGTCTTGGCTTCTTCGGCTTCTTTTGATGCTTTGTCCGCTGCGTCTTTAGCCTCGGCGGTGTCACGCGTAGACATAACGAATGACCAGACTTTGCCATCCCAGCGATACAAAATTTCGTATTCACCATCTGGTTTGTACCACAAATCGCCAATATTTTTAGCACTAGGAGTGCCGGGGCCGTAGAAAATCATAGTGTGTCCATCTGCTGATATAACAGCATGATTGGCACTATTTTGCGCCTCCTGCGAGTTTTGATTAGCCTCATTTGCCGTGTCAACAGCGTTATTAATCATGTCACCGATGGTGTATCGGGTATCGCCTAACTCCATCGATGTGTAGTGATCAGCTAAAACGTCCCAAACAACTCTAGATACTTTTGTTTTAGTATCTACCCCTAGCTTTGTGAATCGAACGGGAACCGTGTCGCAAAGATCTAGCGCTTCCAGTAACTGTAAAGCCTCATAATTAGAACTTTGAGACAAATCAACAAAACTTAATTTAATCGAGACCTTAGGTACGCCAATGTCATTAGCAGTAACATAGCTTTTTGCGAACTCTCTCAGTTTGGCCTCGGTTGGCTTTTCACCAGCTGCAAACTTAGCTGTTAGATCAACAGGTAAAATTTTGCGATTAGGATAATTACCGACGTACTTAGAATCAATCGTTAGTTCTGGTAGCGTTAATAATTTACTTTCGGAATCAGAACTATTTTCGGTTGTTTCCGTGTAAGTCGCGTAGGGATAAACGCTTGTGTAGGTGTCAGTAATATTTTCCTCTTGATCAAAGTCGGTAATATTACGGCCATACGATAGAAGCGTATTAGATACCGTGCCACGTTGCTTTTTCAAGCTAATATGGTAATTATCGAATCGATATTCACCACCCCATAAATCAAGCAGGGAGCCTGCCACACCGCCTAATGCTTGGCGCGCACTTTGAACTTTATCAATTGTCCAGCTAGTTGAAGTATTGGTTTCAATATCGGAATCAACAACAAGCGGGTTAACGTCGATAATGTTGCTCCGCCATGCTTTAATGGCCGCATCACCTGAACCGCTAACGCTGACCTTCGGTTTCAATTGTAAGTCGTTGGTGATGTAAGAAACGTGTTCGGCGTAAACCTGATATTGTATCTTTCTATCAACCAACTGTTTATTAATCTTCTTAATAACAAAACGCTGACCTTTTAATACATGGCCAGCGTCTACTTTAATTATTCTGTTTTTCTTAATCTCATTGGCCCGTAAGCCATCAACTAGGTACGTCATGACCAGCGTAAACTCACCGTTTCGTTCCTCGGCCACCTCAACCTTAGTGGCATCAGGTAGCGTACCTAAGCCGAGATTAAAGAAGTCTGTTGCATTTTCAGCGTAGATAACTGGATAACTCAAACGATCACCGCCCACCTAGGGACAATCGTTGCTGTAAATCCACTGGTTAGCCCCACCGTACTATCACCTTTTGGCAATTTTTGGAAGTCCGAATACATCTTATCGAACTGAGTCCGCTTGTGATCAAGACTCGTACAAGTTTGGTTCATGGTATCAATGATAATCCCACCATCAACGCTTTTTAGTGATAAGGCGCTGCTACCAATACTTAAAGTACAATCGCCTGATCCTGTAATGGTGATAAGCGGCTCCGACTCAACCTTGCCCAAGTTTGTTAACTTTTGGCCCTGTTTTACAGCAATAGCGGTTAATCCGGACTTGATAAACTTGTAAGGATAAACGGTAAAACTTAAATCGATTGATGCAAAAAAGTCAGTCGTACGTTTAACCTCATGTTGCGCATAAAACAAGGCGTTATAAACATAATCAGGCTCACCGCTCCAAGTTAGTTGATGATAATTACCGTCCGCAAGCAACGCATTGGATAGCGTCGTTTTTGCTTGTTCAATCGTTTGCCCATTATCCGGAAAGATATCGCCAGACAACTTAAACGGCACTGATTTTAATCGGTGATTATCGGTTGCAACGTCGCCATTACGACCACTAACTTCGGTAAATGTTATGTCCCGTTCAGGAATGAGCAACGTTTGCTCGTCATACGGAACAAAGCCCAAAGAACTTGAATCTAGTCCATTAAAATTTAAATTAGCTTCACTCACTATGTTAAGCTCCCCCTTCTATTTGTTAGATTTTGCCACCCCATGTTTTCCATGGTTTCGCGGATATCCTCCGCATTTTTCCATTCCAAACTTTGAATGTTAATTGTAGGCGCTTGGCCTCTAATAACATTAATCAGTTCATCAATCTTACCGATTAAATCCTGATTATTATTGGTTTGATTTACAACTACCGAGGTATCACCCTCATGCGCGTTAAACGTGCTAGCAACTTCGGGTCTAACTGCAAAAGCTCTTTGCAATGAGGCGTTATTAGATTCTGAAAGCACGTCATTTAACGTCCCGTTAGTACCTTTCGCAAAGTGAGGTATCTCGCGTTTAAACGCCGCCATTGATGGCCAAACCTTAGCGCCACGTTTTAAAACCATTGGCGTTGGTACGCTTGGCGAAATCCCAAAGCTACCATCGGGTTCTAAATACGGCTCAGGCTGTCCACCGTCACCAAGGACTGATAAACCGCCCGGCGCATTATTAGTCCCTTTCGCAAACCAACTCTTAATTTTCTTTTCAACCGTTTCAATAACAGTTGTTAACGTCACTTTATGATCTCGTTTCCAACCAAATCTATCTACAGCAGATGATGCAGCATCTGCTGGCCCTGAAGCATTATCATTTGCTTTTAAATTCTTAATCTTGGGATTGTTTCGCTTAAAGTTACTAATATTATCATTCGCGGTTGCAACAGCGCCCCCTAGCCCAGAATCATGGGCTTTTAACCCCTTACTTGATGGGGTGTTTCTTTTAAACCCATCTAATTGATTGTTGCCACGTAACACTGAACCACCTAATCCAGCATCATGACCCTTTAACGGCTTACTTGGTGGATTATTCCGTTTAATGCCGTCAATTTGCTCATTACCAGCTTCCACCGCGCCCGCAAGCCCCCCATCGTGTGCCTTCAGTGGTTTGCTTGCTGGGTTATTGGTCTTGTAGGTATCTAATAAGATGCCCGCATCAATTAATTTCTGCCGAGCATCAGTATTGTTAATCAATAAATCTTTTTGTTTCTGTGGCAGATTGTTCCAAGCGCCATACTTGATGACCATGTCTGCCAATGCAGGTGCGCCTTTTGCATTTAAAATGGCATTCTTTTCTGAATCCGAAAGGCCTTGCCATACACCGTACTTATCTAGAATGTTAACTAAAGGTACAGTTGCCTTATCTTTAACCAATGCTTGTTGCTCTTTAAGTGTCAACATGTTCCATTGACCACCCTTTAAAAGTAAATTAGCAATCGGTGACGCATCGCCGTGCAAGATAGCTTCTTTTTGCTCTAGTGTGAATTGGTCCCAAATACCGAACTGTTGAATGATATCAGCCATTTTCTTATTACCCTTAACAGCAACGATGGCTTGTTGTTCTTTCCACGTCAGATCATCCCACTTACCATTTGCGAGCGCCGCTTCACCAATCATTAACTTAGCGTTACTGCTTAAATTGGCGTGTTTGAGGTCATAATGAAGGTCATTCCAGCCCTTTTTGGATTGAGCCGCCTTATTGACTTCCTCTTGGGCGTTGGTTTTGACCTTGCCAGTTTTAGGGTCAAAGATTAACTTATTCCATTGTTCATTTGCTTTAGCTGTTTCTTTCGACATGTTAGCAGTATCTGCTGCAACTATCCCTGTACTTTTTGACATATCTTGGCTTTGAGTTTTAACAATCTTAGCCGCTTGTTCGTACGTATACCCAAAATTTAATAAATCTTGAGTAATTTGGTCTTTTGACTCACCATTAGCCTTGGCAAGTTTGAATACAGACGCAACCATACTTTCTGTAGAGGCATTGTGTTCTGATTTTAATTGCTTCATGTATGCACCGTACTGTTTAGCAGAAATGGTATTGTCTGAATATGCCTTCTTAATTGTTGCTGCTTGTTTTTGATAAGTTTTTTCTTCTGATCTAAATTGACTTGTTAAATCATCAATCGCTTTGCCGCGTTGTTGATTATTCATCGTATCAATATCGCCATTTAAAGCAGCTATTACAGATTTCTTAGCCTTGCCACTAATTTTTAGAAGCTTAACTTCGTCAGCATTCATACGCGTACGCCCATTAAGTACAATGGTACGTTCATCATCGGTTAGTTTTGAAACATCGCCATTATGTTTTTTGAGTACAGCTTGGATTAACTCATTTTGTTTCTTTGCGTCCGCTAAAATTTCTGCATTTGCTTTTTTACGGTGTAAAACATTTGCCTGCGCATCTTTCTTGGCAAAACCAGGTAGGTCATTAATATCATCTTCCATTTTTTTAATGGAATTGTTAGAATCTGTGACCATCTGCTCATACATGTCAGAAAAATTAGAAGCTACTTGTTTAGTTGTCGTTTTTGTATTCCCGTTAAAGCCTTCTAGTGCAGCAGAAGCTTGCGTCGAGAATCCTTGCATTTTAGTTAGCGATTTATCAGCAGAATCACCCACATCAGTCCCCCAACGTGAAGTTCTATTAGCCGACTCTACGGCTTTCTTACCCCATAGTTCCCAGACTAGAGCACCAGCGCCAACAGCCGCGGTTACACCTAAGACAATCGGTAATGCTCCTCCTAATAAACCAATGCCAGTAGCTGCTTCTCCACCAGCAGAACCCAGCCCCGCTAAGCCGGCTGCCCCTGTTTCAGCAGCAGCACCCGTTCCTTTAATTATCTCACCAGTTTTTTCTACAACTTCGGCTGATTTTTCCACGGTTCCTGCGGTTGTTCCCACGGTTCCACGTAATTTGCCGGATATTTCAATAATTTTAGCGTAGCCTTTATGCAATGATGCAACTGTTTCAACGGCACCAGCCACCCCTTTAACTAGCGGGCCAAATGCTGCGGCAGCTAAAGCAGTCTTAATAATCGTCTGTTGTGTTGAACCATCAAGCTCAGAAAATCCTTTAATCATATTTGTTAACTCTTTGATTACAGGCGTTAATTGTGGTAATAATTTTTGACCAAAAGTGATGGATAACGCTTCAAGACTTGCCTTAAACTGCTTCTGGGTAAACTCATTGGTATTACGCATAGTACCATTGTACTTATCAACAGTACCAGTCGAATTACTGATTTCTTTTGATAAGTCACGATAACGATCAAGCTCGGCACTCATTAAAGTAGCACCGACCTTCATGTTTTCTTGGCCCATAACGTCGTATAAGAATTTTTGTTTCTCTTCATCGTTCATGCCCTTATAGGCGCCTTGCATATCGCCCATAATGTCCATGATATTACGCATTTTGTGGTGTGAATCGTAGACAGCAATATTATATTTCTTCAAATCGTCAGCTGCTGCGCCAGTCCCGGTAGCAAGACGGGTCATCATGGATGATAGCCCTGTCCCGACTGAACTAGCTTCGATACCAGCGGACTTCAAACGACCAGCAATGGCCAAGAAGTCAGCCGTGCTGACATGCATCCCATGCATAGCGGCACCGGCGTTACTTGAAATAACTTGCAGATCATCCAATGACATCGCAGATTTATGAGTCGCCTCAGTCATCTGGTTCATAATGTCATTACCATTTTTAACAACTTGATTATTCGAACCTAAATTCAAACCAAATTGTTCTAGCATTGATGATGTCAGTTTAATTGAAATACCAGTGTTATCACTATTGGCGGTCATGGTTTTAAGTAGCTCAGGCATCATACCCATAGCTTGCTTAACGTTATAACCATTTGAAACTAGCTCAAACATACCCTCGTTGATCTTATCGGTGCTGACACCGTATTGTTGTGCCCATTGCAATGTCTTGCCAGATAGCGATGCCATAATAGAATCGACTTCTTTGGCCGAATAGCCTTGGGCCTCAACTTCTTTTCGGACATCAGCCATTTGATATTCAAAATCTGAGGCCGCAGAAACAGCCTTGGTCATACCAGCTACGATTGGAACTGTTAACCCGATAGTAGCTTTGTTACCAACTTCGTTCATTTTCTGGCCAGTATTATCAAGCTTTTCGCCCATTAAACGCGCTTTGTCGGCCGAGTTAGCCATCTGTGGTGACAAACCGCCCACCTTACTTGATAAAGTTGCCGTTTCGCGTTGGAGCTTGCTTTGCTCACCAGATAGCTCTCGATATTTGTTTGCGGCTGCTTGTGTCTTAGCTGAGTTCTCACCCTCAGACTTCGATAAAGCATCATATTCCTCACGGGCGTGTTCAACAGCAATGCTGTTTTCAGCAAGCGACGCTTTCAATGAGCGCAACTTAGAGACTGAGGCCGATGTTTTAAGATTAGCCTTCTCCTGTCCCTCTGCTAGCTTGTCAAAATAGGTTGCCGTTGATTTGAGGGAAGCCTTTAACTTGTCAGACTCATCTTTAGTTAAACTTGCCTGCTTAGACGTTTTATTGAGCGAGTTAGCCAGCGCTTCCGATTGTTTGGCAAGTCCGCCATCTAATTTAATAGCTGCTAAACTACTTTTAAGTGCCTTAGCTCTCGCGTTAGCTTCTTGCGTTAATAATTCAACAGGAATCTTTACATAACCATCACCCGCCATTTTAAAATCATCCTTTCAATTTGCCGTCCTTTCGGAGTTTAGCAATATATTTAATGCGTTCGACACGATCCATACCCGCCATTTGTTGTTCTAGCGTCAACTCTGGCTCATCGCCCGAACTTTCCCCTAATGCATATAGCGTCTTTAACTTACTGATCTGATTACGAGCATCAGCATCAGCGTTATCAGGTACGGTGGTGGTTCTAATCCTGATAACCTCGCGGAATGGGGTGTTATCATTCAAACCGTCCAGTAACGCATTAAATTGCTCCCAGTCCATGCTTAGACGGATATCAGCATCCGATAAATCGACACCGTATTGCATTAAAAAAGACGCTTGGATTCGCCCAGCGTCAATTTCAAAATCGTATGTTTTTTTATCAGATTTAAATAACTTGCTTGCCAATTTTGACTCGCGTAAATTAATCTTTTTATCAAAAATCAACTTAAACAATTCCGCCTGATCATCAATTGATAAATGCTTGTATGCATCAGACTTACAAAATAGTTGTAAAGCCAGCTGCATTTTTTCAGCGGTGGCTAATCCATTATCATTGGCCAATTCAAAATATTTAAGCACGTACGGGAATGCCATAGTTAACGCATAATCGACGCCCTTATAACTGATTTGATTTGAGTTGAAATCAGTTAGCCCCATTGGCTCTGTCCTTCATTTTAATGATGTTATTAACTTGGCGAGTCATATAGTCTTCAACGTTATTTACTTGATTAAATTCAAGCATGACAGCAGCAATAACTTTATTAACAGCAATCGAATTTTGACCAACCATATTAAAGATTTCATCCCCGGCTTTTTGGCCAAAGAGTAAATCTAAGAATGGCTTGTATTCTTGTTTAGCGATTTTTTCTGACTTGAGTGCAATTGCGTCCAGTTTCTTAGTGTATTCATTTTTCAAATCATTACGTTGGCGCATCAAAACTGATTCTTTAACGGTTTCCGCTTTGTCGTCGATATCAGCTAATTTTTCAGCATATTCTTGTTGTAACACCTCAGAATTTTGTTCATTTTCAGTTTCCAAATAGCTAATTTTTGAGTAAGCTTCGTTAATGCTTTCGCGACTTTTATCTTCTAGCGATAAGATATATTTCTTATCCCCCAATGCGAATTTAATGCTAGAAGCTGGTTTTAAAATTCGGTGAACCTTTTGGCCACCACGTTTCTTGGTTGTAGTTTTATGTGTTTGGTTTTCCATGATAAAAATCCTCCTTAAATTTATGTAACCCGCCTAATGACGGGTATTAAAAAAGCCCCTACGAAATTGTAAACTTAGCCGTTGTATCGGTAGTTTCCACTTTCACTGCTTGGGGCTTAGCTGGGTGTGCCTGTTGCTGTTGTAGCGGTAGTGCTTAGAATTGTTGCATTAACCGATGGTGTGTCAGTTAAGACTTCTGTTAACTTGGCGTCGCCTTTTTCAATTTGCTTAGGTTTAGAGTTGTAAGTTGCAGTAGCCTTAAATGTCTTAGGATCTGTTGCTTTACCACCACGATCAGTAATATCAGACCATGTTGCAACGCCTTCTTCTGATTCGATAAGCGTTAATGAGCCATCGTCGTTCATCGTGTATTGGTTCACGCGTAAGTTTGAGTAACGACCAACGCCTGTGCCACCTTTTAATTTAGCGATTAAATCTTGTGCGGGGTTACCAATTGAACGATCACCTGAAACGTCGTAAGAAATTGTTGAACCAGTGACGGTTGTACGCGTTTGGCCACCGCCGTTCATATAAGATTTAGATGATTTGGTGTCATCGGTTTTTTGATCAATCTGTTCAATGCCATCCCCGAGATATAACCATTCTTTAGCTGCTTCACCCTTTTTATATGATGCAACGAAAACTTCCATTAAAAAGTTATTGTCGATTGCGCCGAGTACGTTTAAATCTTTTTCTCCTGCCATTAGTAGGCCTCCTATTTAATAATTTGTGCTTGTAATTCAAAAGGCATTGACCAGATAACGTAGTTTTGACCGTCATCCGTCATCGTGCCTGTATAAGCAACCGCCCCGGTTGGGATTGCTGAAATAAAGTTAAATCTGTTATCTGCTGACACTACGTTGCCACGTGATGCGTTATCAATAGCAGCTGACACTGAGTCTAGAAAGTTAACAGCGACGTTCCAATCCGTCGATTTAGCGTAAATTTTCAAAGAGAACCATTGACGCACATTACCGTTAAAATAACGTTTGCGCTTGTCGGTGGCTCTTAAATCGAAAGCAATCCGATCGCCAGACTTTCTAAAATCACCGATATCAGCAGCTGCATAAAAATCAACTGATTGTTGCAAGAAGTTGATCAGCGCTTTAACGATATCGGTTTGTGTTTGTCGCACTTCTTTAACGACCATTTATAATCAAATCCTTTGATAAGTTCACCCAATCAAGCAAGCGCTCCTCTTTGGCCATATTGACCCATTCAGGGCCCGCTTTCTTGTGGTGAGTCTTAGTGTAGTTGAACTTCTTACCATGCGATGAAACCCCATCCCATTGCTTTTGAGCATATTCTTTAGCGTAAACAATTGACGGATGAGCACCAGCTTCAATCATAATATCGGATGCTAGTTGACCAGATAAAAATGGCACATACTCATCGGTATCTGCCCTAATCTGTCTAGCCAGCTCCATTTCAATCGACGCTGGTGCTGCAAGCCGCTTAACCCAGTCACCTAAATTAATATCTGGATTTGAATTACTCAAGATAAACCTCCCAATGGTGTAATGTTTGATCATTTTTAATAGGCTCAACTTGAATTACCAAGAATTTACGGCCATTGTATAGGACTTCATCCCCGTTAACCGGTTGATACCTATCCGGATTATCGGAATTAACAGCGTCAACAAACAGAATACTTGATGACAACTGCTGATAAGACTTTGAGTTGTCACCGATGTTTGCCATTAGCGCTTTATCCGTCTGCTGGATGCGAACGTGATCAAACTCATGTTTTCCACTCTTGGTAATTTCAAACGAATTAGGGTCATCTTTGCCATGAGTAATAGTTACTTTATCCGGTAATAAGCGGCGCGGTATAGGTTTAATCCTCATTAGCACACCCCCGAATAAAGCAAGCCCGTTGGGATAAGATATTGCTTAGCCTTCTCACTTTTAAGCGATTGGGCGCCTTTTTGAGGCGTTCGAGAATTCTGGGAGTAAGAGAAGTTGCCAATCGATGCGTTAGAAACGGAATTAAGGCCGTCCGATAACTCAGTAGCGCCTTCAAGTTCGTTAAAGTATTCCGCCTGCGCACAAATAGCCATCTTAATACGGTGCTCAAAAAAATTAGCTGGGAACTCATCAAGCGTGTGATAATCAAACCAGCCGTTGCAGAGATAGTTAACCTCATCCTCAGCTTGCGATTCATATTTACCCCACAATGCATCAGGGATATCATCACCATGATAACGAGCCTTATAGTAATTAGCATCAACGATTGCTGTTTCACCAATCATTATTTATCCCCCTCGCCATTAGCTTTAGCAGCTTGCGTTTTGAAGTCCGCAATAGCTAGCGCTTCGCTTTCCTTGCCGTCTTCGCTAACTGCTTTGACCGTCCAGCCCTTATAGGTTGTGTCAGCTGTTAATTTTGAAACGGCGATTGGACTAGCGCCAGATCCTTGCTTAACGCCTTTTTCGTCGTAAATGTTAAAGTTTGCCATTATATCACCCCTTTCTCATTGTATTAAAATAGCCCCTATTAAGCGATGGTAAACACGGCCGTTGTATCAGTCGTTTCTACTGTTGCTGTTTGGGGCTTAGCTGGGTGTGCCTGTTGCGGCTGTTGCCGTTGAAGGGTTCACCATTAACAATTTAGTATCATCATAGATTGCAACACCATAGTGTTGATCAGCATTAAATTTAGTCAATTTGTTATCCATATCGCGACCTTTTTCAGGTAATAATCCGCGTTTCATATAGATGCGCAATGCACCTGGCTTAACAGCAAGAACTGTCCCTACTTCCATTTTCTTAGTACGAACAATTTGCCATCCTAGTAATTCGCCAAACACGCCACTAATCAAGATTGAATCACCTAAATCTGTTGCACGTGTCCAGTCAGACGCCGCTGCCTTACGCAACTTAGAAACATCCTTGGGATTCATGAACAGAATACCAGTTGTTGAAGCGTCATCTTCATAAGCACGATCACTACTGTCATCATTAAACGCTGCTTCAATAGCATCAATTAAATCTAAATTAATTGCCGTCTTAGGTAGTTTCAGACGTGCCTTCTTAGCTGCTGTAAGAACGTCATTATCCATTTTTGAAGCAATGGACATAGTGATTTGTTTTTGTGCTTCGCCAACTGGATCACCGTAACCACTTAATGCAGCTTCATCGGTGATTTTGACACCTTTACCAGCCTTTTTAATAGTGAATTTGTCGGTATCTGTTGTGAGTTGTGAGTAATCAATAGCCGCGCCTTCAGCAACGTCTTCAGCATCACCGATGTATTTGAAGCGTGGCACTGTTACTTCACTACCCGGTTGGCCTTCCAATGTACTATCAATTGGTGCGATTGGTGTGAATCTAATCATTTGTGGCAATTGTGCGCTGATCATGTCAGCCATTACTTGTGGGTTAATTAAATTATCTAAAATTGTTGTTGCGTTTTCTGCCATGTTGTTTCCTCCTATTTGTTTAATTGGCTATAAAGCATTGGATTCAAGTTAAATAGTTCAACTCTTTGTTGATAATTCATTGATTTGAATTCTTCGGCGGTAACGGATTCGTTACTGCCGCCTAAGTTCTTGTCAACTACGGCGCTGCCATTCGGATTATTAACTGGTTGCCCAGTAAACTGCGGGTTTCTAGCAATTACTGCTTCTAACCCTTTGCCGATATCGTCAACATTTTCAATCTTGGCCAATGCAACTGCATCAGCTAAATGATCGTTTGAAACGCCTAACTTAAATGCTGCTAATTGCGCATTTGCATTAAGTAATTGATCGTTAAGTTCACCTTTTGAAGCCTGTTCTTTAGCAAGTTCTTCTTGCGCCTTTTGAACCTCTGTTTTATTGGCATCTTCGGCCGCTTTTTGCGAATCGATAACTGCCTTCAATTCATCGGCTGATTGAAAGCCGAGGTCGCTAAGGAACTCTTGTTGAATTTCTTCTGCTGACTTTACGGGATCAACAGCAGGTGGTGTTGCTGGTGGTGTTGTTTGCCCACCATTCGGTTCTGTTGTCGCTGGTTCTGTTGTTGCTGGCTCTGCCATAATGATTCCTCCTTAAATGGGTATAAAAAATAAGCAGTTTTAAATGGCATGCTCAGGCCAGTTGTTACAGCTTAATTTTTTGTATTTCTTCGATAAATTTGGTGATATCGGCTAAATCTGACTTGCTCCGCTGAAATATGTCCACATCTAAATTAATAGTGTGTAAATACCCTGTTTCCGTAGCTTTAGTGTCAACCACAAACTTCCCGATTGAAATAGTCGCCATGATCATCGCTCCCTGTTGTATTGTCTGGTTAAACCGGAATTGCTAATAAACCGCCTCATTCGTGCTTGTCGGCTTCTGAGGAGCTTTTTAGCACGCTTCTTGGCTAATTCATCCCCCAGTTTTTCGGAGGCTGTAATACGCCTTTTAGCGGCTCTAATTGAACGCTCATAATAGCGTTGTTTTTGAGTAGCAGTGTAATCCTTAGCGTTATCGGCCTTGTCAACAGGAGCTGGCAGACTCCCATAGCCGGGAATGTATGACATCGGATAGTGGCGGCAGTTAATCCCACCGATTCCTGAGGGTGTCCCATAACTCGTTGTGGTGTAGAAGTATGGATAACGCTTATCCTTCGTGCTTAACGAATATATTTGCCCTTGAAACTGAACGTGACTCGGGCGTGACGCATTGTGCGAACTAACTATCACATAAGCACCATACTCACCTGTGCGGGCAAGTTCGGCGTCATTAGTTAGGTTGTTAATCGAACTATTTAAGCACATTCGTGTGTATGCCTCTGGCGACCAGCGCTTGCCTTGCTTGTCGATTAGCGCCGGTATACCGTAATCAGCCCAGCGATTAGTTGCATCCCCCAAAGCTTTGTCTATCGGGGCGCCATTTCTAGCTGATAGTGTTGCGTCTGCAATAATTGACTTAAAAACATCTAGCGCATGCTTGGTCATATTCTTGCTAGCCATGTCTAAATAGTTACTAGAATCGCGTTGAGCCGCTACCACCATCATGTTAATGGCATCATCATCACTAATCGGGGCAGCTTGATCTAAAAGACCAGCATCGGCCCCACCTTTTAAGAACTCCTCTACCTCGGCCATATCCTCATTAACAATCTTAGATAGTTGATCAGCATTCTTGGCTTTAACCTCGTTCATCGGTTCTTTGAGGATGTCCTGCGCCTGTTTAATGATGTCACTCGAGTAAGACAGCAGCTCACGTTGCCACTTGATGGCCTCAGCCGCTTCATTCCGTTTATTGGCTTTAAATAAAGCGTTGATGATCATAGTCCATATGGAGTTTTCAGCCTCGATAATCTTATCAACGCTACTTTGGGTCTTTTGGTTTAGTTGCTCCGGTGTCAGCATTATCGTTCACCTCTTCGTTCCCAAGGACGTCTTCAATGTCACCCTCATCGGCGTTTTCTTCCTTGATGCGTTGTACATAATCCTCAGCCTCAACGTCAGTGATGCCATTGAAGCGTTTAATAGCCTCGGAAAGTGGCATTAACTGCTGGTTATTAGTGACACGCATATAGTAATCAAGGTCTTGATTGCGGTCTTTGGCCACAGAGTCATCAAAATTAATCGATACATTAACGTCAGTGGGGCCCGAGTAATCAGCCGAACTATACCTGCCGAGTTCGACAACCATCTGGACAACTCGCTTTAACGCATCCCCGATAACAGTTTCATGAGTTTCTTTAGACTTGTGAGTCTTACTGTTCTCAGAAATGACCTCAGTAGCTGTTTTCATCTCACCACTTTGCGTCATTGTGAACGTGCCAGCACTGAAACCCGTTTGACCCGCTAGAATGTTAAGCAGCCCGTTGATTGCATTAAGCATTTGCTCATCACGTAATGGCAATGTGATGTCATCCGGCTTAGCATTTTCAACGCCATCGCTTTTGAAAACTTGATAAGCACGATCACGCCAATCGACTTGCCGTTTCATCTCGCCAGTCTGTTGATTAAGTTTCAGTTTAATCATTGATGACGGGATATTGACGCGTCGCCGACCCATTTCATTTTCTTGATAAAGCATGTCATAGAGTAAATCTAGCTGTTTTAAAGTATCTGATGCATTAGCAATTAATGGGATGCCAAGTGGACTAGTGAGATTAATATTGTTAGCGATGTTTGGTTTAACGTAAACAAACGTTGGGACAGTGTATTGCGATTTAAGGTAAACGGTTTCCTCTTCAAGACCCTGATAAACCTCATTTAGCGATACTTTCACACCAATATCAGAGCCATTAGTTGATTTGTATAGCTCATTTTTAATTACATAACTGCTATCTTTGTCCAAATGCCATTCAAGAAATGTGTAATAGTCGCCTTGCTTCTTGAATGTATCGACAATCACGCACTCTGTTACGCCGTTAGCGTCTTCTGAAATTGGTATAAATGCGTCCGCTGTGGCAAACCGAAGCTTAACTTTACCGTCTCGCACATATCCCCGGATAACCATGCCCCCTGTTGCAAACATATATTCGAGATAACGCTGTGCGTTGTAGTAAAAATAGTTATCATTTAACACGTTCTGAACGAACAAATGCGCTGGATTATCCAAGTCTTCCGGGGCTGTTTTATCCTTCACCTTTTCCGTTATAGGTGTGACGTTGATCAGACACTTGTTGTTAAAGACTAGGGATGCCATTTCGTGAGCAACTGTCTTAGGCATATTAAGCGTTTTACGCTTCTCCGAGTGGTCAACGCCATAATTGTCCATCCAAGTGTAATGCTGCCAATCAGCATCCCCCCGATAAGCATCAAGCCAGTTCTGGACTCGACTATATTCTTCTTCGTTGATCATCAAGCCCTTAACGTCTGCTAAGCTATTGATTTTACTGATTAATCCCATTCGTGCTAACACCTCCCTTATTTTTGTCATTATCTTCAATACAGGCACCTCCTAGGTTAGATAGTTAGAGTAGAAATAGTTGCCAGCATATCGATTTTCATCCTGAGCATGGTTATTAGCGTCAACGGGATGTCCCGTCTTTTCATCGCGAACGTAGGAACCAATCTCTTTTATGAAGTGGTAATGCCCGTATGAGCGCCCCTCAGGTTCGTGGTGTACTTCGACTAATTTAAATTGGCCATTGCTCATAAGATTTTGCATCCGTTCAATCCCTACCTCAATGCCTTTGACGGCTCCAACCTTCTCATGGCCGTTGTTATTGGCACGTTCACAATCAACGTCCAACAATTCAAGTTCAGCTCGCAATACTTTAGCAGCTGGATCAATTAGCACGGTGGTATACCGCATTTGATATTCACTAACGCACCAGTCGATAAATGCTTTTAACTCAACCGCATACTGACTCATTGCTTTAGTTTCGTTGCTCTCAGTACCTGAGTGATAATAGTTAGCTACTCGATTAAGCACTAACTTATTGCCGCTATTTTCTCGCACCATCGTCACAATGTTGCAACTCATTGTCGTGGCGTCGTTTTGACCAGCATCACCTGAGAAAAACATTTCAACAGGCTTTCCAATCAACGTCTGGTCAGTGTCACGTTCAACGTCAAGCATTGAATAGATAACGCCTTGAGGCATTACCCGTTCGCCCAACCAGTCACGCCGATACAGATATGGATTACCACTTAATTCATGTTTCATTTCAGCCAGTCGTTGAGGCGTCATGATTGGATTATCTTTCATAGTCCAATGCATCCAGTGAGCGTTACGTTCCTCAAATACTTTGATAATCTTGTCCTGTGGTGCCGGTGGATTTAAATCACCCAAGTGATAACGCAACTTTGAAGCAGCAGTTCGCCGGAATGTTTCGTTAATAAACTCCGCATCAAGTAGGTTCATTTCAGAGTAAGCAACTGATCCAAGTGATAGTCCACGAATTGAATTGGCGGAGTTAGACTTGCCGCCACCTTTGAAGTAAACCTTCTTGGTGCCATTTGGTAAATCGATGGCTAAATGGTCACCGCCTCGATCACGTCTTAGTGAGCTAATTCCGTCAAAGATATAAGCTAACCCTAGCCCATCACCTTCGATAAATAGGTTATAGGCTAGTTCTTGGTTGTACGCGCTGACTAAATGGAGCTTGTCAGGCGATAGCATATAGAGCAACGCTAAACGCGCATCATCAGCCGCCGTCTTGCCCGACCGTATCGAACCTTCGTTCACTTCAAACGTGTGATTAAACGGCGAAAATATGAATCCGGCTTGTTTTTCCGAATAGTGAATATCGGTCAACCATGTTTGCATTAGTCGTCATCCCCTTTCGTAAAGCGTCGATGCATTTCAGCTTGCATTGCCACGATAATTGGGTTATCTGCCCCAACACCTTCGGCCTTGTCAGCTTCAACTCTAGCGATTCTAGCTTGATCAGCGAGGATTTTGGCGCGACTACTACCAATATCCGCATCACTTGCCTGCCCAATTAATTTAGCTTTGTCACGAATAGCCTTTAATAATGAGTTGCTAACCGATGTCAAAGCGTCCTCGATTTTAAGTAAGTCATCTAACTTTCGATAGACATGCTTACTTTGCTGGACAACGGTCAGCTGTGGTTTCTTAACCGTCATCGTCCGTCCGTTAACCTCGACCAACTCTTTAACATTGCGGATAGTTGACAACTCGTCAATTTCAGCATCGTTGAGGCCTTTCAGCGCCTCCTGATAGCGTTGAGTAATTCTGTACTGGCGAACCTTTAACTGCCTGATTTCGGTATTAACGGTCGTCAAAGGGTCATCGGTGACACCCTCGAAAATTGCCCGTTCTTCATCCGTCAGCTGATCAAGCATAATCGTTTCGTATCGGCCAGTTGTAACAGCGTTCTTATTACCGCTTGGAGCGCCGCCGCTATTACCAACAGCATTCTTATTGTTTTGGAGCGAAACAAAAGGAGCGCTCCCTTTATCATTCGGAGCGCTCCCTTTATCATTCGGAGCGCTCCCTTTCCATTTGTCCTGTGATTTCCATTTTCGAACCGTTGAGCTAGTCGCGCCGATTTCTTTAGCGATGTCAGCCAACTTCTTTTCGCAACCGGAATCAAGCCACATTTTATAAGCCAAATCCCTATTCGGATTTCTTGCCTGTGCCACTCATTACCACCACCTCGCTAACCGTGTTGTTTCATTTTTTATTGTCTAACCAGTTTGACTAACTCTCTACCCTCTATGACAAGGGATACGTCATTATTCATTCTTAATTGATAAAATTTACCGTCATCTTCAACCTGTTCACTCACGTCACTTATATAACAAATATTATTAATATTTACAAAGCATTCATATGGATCAAACAAGCTGATAACCTCAACCTCGTTTCCATATCTATATTGCCTAATTGGCTCATAATCATGAGCTAGTATTTCAGTGAACATCTTCTAGACCTCTTTTCTGTTGCTTACTAGTCGGTCGACGTTTATCCTCTTTTTTCTTTTCTGACACCCACTTGTCAAGCCGTGCGAACATCCCGGTCGCTTCACGTGTCTCGTACCCATATTTTGAGTGAATCATTTTACTCATGCTTAATCACCCACTACTTGCCAATCTTCGGCTAACATATCGGTCTGACTGGCAAGCCAAGGCACACGGTTTAATGGCGCATCAGGATTATCTGTCTGCAAGCCAGTTGTATCGATGTAAATAAAGTCGTGTGTCATTGCATCGCCATCTTTAGGTTTGATCAATCCAATATAAATCCCCTTACCGTTCCAGCCCTTTCGTGCAACAGTCTTTCCTGATTTAATTTGTTCCAACGCTTGCCCAAAATTCATACTGATTCCTCCTTAATTTTACGTACAAAAAAAGCCATAACCATTTGGCTATGACTTATTTAGTTCTCCCATTGATTGTAAACGTTAACTGTCCTATAATGAAGCTGTCAGGTACCCCCAAACACCTGGCACATATTGGATTATGCTTCCAAATTTCGACTGCCTTATGGTGGTCGTTTTTGTTGCACTAAAAAAGACAGCCTAAGCTGCCTTGATAATATTAATAGATTAATTTATATACCTCTTTGCCCGAATCTGTTAAAGTTTCTTGTACTGCATTTTCACCGCCTAACGTGCCAGACGCCGTGAAACATAGTCCATTTACTTCTAACTCCTTGATTGCTAGTCCTAATGATGTTATTGAAATGTCATTAAATATTTCAGTTTTTAATAATCCTTGTGCAATATACTCACTGTTATCACCGTTCATTATTCCTCCAACAGTGATGCTTGCTTTATTGGGAGCTTTCATAATCGGCCATCTATTAGCTTTCTGCAATACTAAGAGTGCCTGTGGTGATAGTTTGGCAATCATAGACAACACAACTCTCTTATTTGAAAAGTGTTCTTTTAAATCACTATCATTACTTATATTCCTTAGAACGTTGGCTAAAACATTTAAGGTATCATCATCTGCCGGTGAATCATTAAGTATTTCTATTAATTTTGAATACAATGTCAGACCATAGGGATCCGTAATTAAGTCAACAATACATTGTAACGCTTTATCGTGGTCGTCTGATTTTTGTACATAAGAAGCAACGACCAAAGATTTTTTCATATCAGATATGTTTTGGCCTAGTTCATCGCCAGTTTCAATCACATCAAAAATAAGACTCCCTAAAGACCCATTTAATATATCAACAACCAATTCTCGACCTTTAGATTTTCCTGTATCGATTGCAGCCTCTGCATACTCATCAGCTGTTAACCTCTGTTGCTCTATTCTTTGCTTAAGCGTTTTTTTATCAGCCTTTAAAATTGATTCTGGATTATTGATCATTTCTAACAAACTTTCTCTATCCATAATTTTCACCCTCCAATAAATCTATAATACAAAACCCCAGCCATAAAGGCTAGGGCTATTGGAGGTGAAGTATGTACCATTACTGGCAATATCGCAGGTGTGGATTTGCACCACACATGAAACCTTTATTCCGCCACTGCGATAGGTTGGGGTTTTATAATCAGCATGGTCTAGAATACTGATAACCCTTAAATAAAATCACCACATCAGGACATGCCTGCCGATTTAACGGTGTGGTGGGCTTGACATTTGTCAATATCCTAGCCACCGACTCGAACGGTGGATTACCAGTTGCGCCTAAAGGAGGATTTGCATGCTTTACCGTTAAGCTACTAGGAATGGTTAGGTCCGCGATCATCCACGGCAACAACGTGCTAACCCCACGCTTCCAGCAATTAGAATTGAAGTCGATTAACCTAACAAAGTTTGATTAACGCTAATTGCCGGGTATAACAGATCGTATTTTTGGCAACAGCGCGGCCTCCGTTTTCCGCCGGGACAACTGGTCACAGTTTAAACGCGCTTCGTTATTAATCAACAATACCAATTTAACACGTAAATCCGGATAAAAACCGTAGACAACCCGCACAAAAACCGCACTTTTTATTTCTTGAACACGTGTAAGTCCTCAAGCATAAATGCATCAGCAAACTGTAAGCATGCCCGATTCTTATAATATCTGAACCGAGTTTCGCCGTAGCCACTCTCTAATTGCGTCCCCATGACCGTGTTATCTTTAACATAGACACTCCACAGAATCTGTTGGCTGATTGCGTCACAGCATTCAATCGCTTCTCGACACCGGTCAACTACCTGACTCGCATAAATCCGTTGTGTTATTCTGTCTTCAACGTGATTGCTTACCGAACCTCCTCCGGGCATATCACTGACAGTTGGTGATTTGATTCCGCTAATATCTTTGTGACTATAGCGTTGCGCTTTAGGTAGTTCATCTTTAAAAAAATGTTTAACTTTATCAATTGTTGCTTTTTCATTTACTTGTGGAAATAATTCATTAAATGAAACCATGCGTATACCCCTTTATTTTGTTATAATATAGTCACTCGAAACATTAGCTTTATGTATAAGCCGCCGGCCAGGGCGGCTTTTTTATTTGTCTAGATGATAACTGATGATTGATCCAATAATAATGAAGCCTAGCGCTGATAATTTAAATATTAAATCCGCTTGCGGTGATGCTAGCCATCCTACAATTCTTGCCATAACTATTGACTAGCCTCCTTCAATCTTTGAATTGTCGCCTGCGCGAATTCCAGTTCATTTTTTAAGTCTGCGTTGTAAGCAGACAACTTTTCCACCTGTTTCTTCAGCCGCTTGTTATCAGCTTTGAGTTGCTCATAGTTGTCCATTATTCAGCCTCCAAATAACTAGCCTTAAATACATCGTCAGCAATCGCCCAATGCTCGCCTTCAACACCTGTTACAATCCAGTCACCAATATTTAATTCCATTGGGCCTCCTAGAGTCATAAGTGTGTTCATTGGCCATTCTTCAACATAGGCACCACGAGGGACTCCAATACTATATTTTCTAATCATCCTAACTGACCCATCAAACTGTTCAGCTTGAATGGTTGCTGTTTTTCTATATGTTTTAATCATGACCAATGCCACCTTCCACACTTTCTACAAACTTGATAAAACGCATAACCTTTAACTGTACTATACGGTTCCTTTAAAGCTCCGTATTCATGCAAGCAAAATAGTTCTTTCCACCATTTTTTAATGGCTAAATACATGTCTCCAAACATTAGTCAGCCTCCAACAATTCCGGATTTTCAAATTTGTTGCCAATTACTTTAAGGCCGGTGAATAGAGGAATTTTTTCGCCGTATTTTTTAATCGTGAACATACCGTGGTAATAGGTTACCTCCGACTCCAATATTTGTACGTTCGTATCAAACCTAACAACATCCCCTTCATAAATCTTAACGCCATGTACATCTTTTAAGCCGGTGTACTGCATGAGCTCAATATCGTCGAATCGCCAACGTTCAATATACTCACCATTCTCAACCGCCACATAGTTATCATCGTCCCCAAAAACTATCTCAACAACGTCACACAACAAGTCGTAAGTCTTGTGCCACGCTCTAAACTTAATCTCTCGCATGTTAATCCTCCTATATGAATTTCCAACAAACATTTTCTTCAACTGATTTCTTTACAAATTCAGCAAACTTTATAATTCCTGGTTCTCCTGAATTTAAAATAGCATCACTATGTTGCTGCATGTGTTTATTTAAGACTTCAATCTGTTCGGTGCCTAATTCCCCATCGCAATCCGAATGCAGGAAAAACTCTTTTAAGTTTTGAGCGTCTTCAATATCTTTATAATGCAGTCTGTAATTATCACTCATCACGTTACCAGTGAATTCCCCGAACTCAATTAGTTTTACTAATTTTTGTCTTAGTAATGTAAATTGAATATATCCGATTGTATAATCTTTAACCCAAGCCTTCTCGCTTAGATGTTCATAACGTTCTGATAGTTGCTCAAACTCTTTTATATCAGATTCGTATTTTGCATGGTTATTTCTGTAAGCAAAGTCGTTGCTACTCGGTCTTGAATATTGCTGGTATGGGTCTATCATTCCAATCTCTCTCGTTGCAATAATTGCTAATGACATTTTAAATTCTCCTAACGACTGCTAACGCGGTCTTTTTATTTGCGTTCGTATTCTAAACTGGTCGATTTCGACCATGTTGGAAACATTTGATTTCTAGGCTATATCTGCCCATTATGCGTTAATGGTCAAATGTTAAGCATCTTTTCCAAAAATTATTAAAGCACTCGGGAATGGCGCCGGTTGGCTTGCCACCCTCCTTATTCAAATCAACCACTTCGCCGAAACCAAGCGTTTTAACTATGTCATCGGCATAAGATTTAATTGCCCAATATGCGTCATTTTCAATGGCTGTTTCAGGGGTTACATCATCAAATCCATAGTTATCCGGGTTGGTCATATAGCAGTTACCCGCTTTAATCCCCCATCGAGGTTCCGGTTCGGCTTCATACCCGTAGCGTAGGGCGTCGATTAGTTTCCGTTGATTAGCAGGTAGGTTGATCCACCAGAATAGATCACTATCGAAAGTTTTTTTATTCATTTCATTCAAGATAGCGGCAATTGTCGTGAATGGTTGCGCCACATTAAGCCTCATCGTCGCTTGTTTTATTTCGTTATCAAGCCAATCAAATATTATCTTAGGTAACTTCACTTTTTCATATTTCATCACTTAACCTCCTACCAAGCTTTATAAATCTTCTGACAATTAGCGCACCAGTACTCACCGCCGCCAATATACATAAAATCCCCATCCGCAAATGTTGCACCGCAATCCCAACATCTATCCATTAGTTAGCATCTCCAATCGTGGCATAAACTTCGCCCTCCGTAATCGCTACTAATTCGGACTCATGGCAGAAATAACGCTGTCCGATTGCATCTTTAACGCATACACCGTCAGGCAGCACATCTGAAATGCGGCCGCACACGTTGTAGTTTTTTAATCTCACATACATCCCTTTAGTCATTTTTATCTATCCTTCCTGCGCTAGATAAAGTAAGTCTTGTCCTCTACACGCCATTCCCAAAACTTGGGATTAATTGACTTAATCTGTTTCTCGGTTAGCGACAACGAATGGGAGTTATCCATTTTGACCCATGTATAGCCGTCGTTAAAGCCTAAATACCATCCGCTCTTTGGATGGCGAACCCACCACCTACGTTTAGTCATTCCCTAGGCCTCCTCTACTCTTTTAATTATTTAGCCTCTATGAATTCAATTCCTTGTTTGAATAAACTCTCTAGTAAATCCAGCTGCGCTTCATAGTAAGCAGCGGCATTATAGTTGTGCGACTGCTTAGCCCGCTTATGAGCGTCATTGATTAGTTCAATTTTGTCTGCCAACGTCATACGCTCACCTCCATATCATCCCGATCTACCTCCATACCTACTTTAAGCAATCCAGCGTCCCAGCAGCCGCGTTCAATTAAATAATTGTTATAACGCGAATGGCGTTTAATCCTTTCGCGCAATGCTGTTCTGCCTATCCCAAAGTAGTTAAGCAATTCTTTCGTGCTTTCAAAATAAATCCGGACGTTGCCTTGCGTAATTCGATATCGATAAAACTCCAATTCGTTGTCTACTTCGGCGAGGTCAATGCCTAAGCCCTCTCTGATTTTGTTCAAGTCGTCCTCTGGCAAATCTGACCAATCGCAATTACCGTAATCGGCCAAAGCCTGATTTCTTTCACGCTGTAGTATTGTCATTTAACTGGTTCCTCTCTACCTTCTTTAATTTTCGCCAGCAACTCGTTAATCTTGGCCTGTTGATCGTCCGCCACCGCTTTTGACTCGGTAGGCGCCACATAATCCGGCTTAGCCCACTTAGGTTCAACCTCTTGTTTACTAGTAGCGTTCTTATTCGAACGTCTTGAATAGTTTTGCTGTTGCTTCTCGGCCATAAAGTGACGAGTTTCTTCGCGGGCCTGCTCAATAGTCGTTACGTTCTTAGTTTTCCAATTTTCAAGAATCGAAGTAACGTAGCCAAGCGCACCGCTCTTACTTACTCCGTTTTGACCTGCGCGTTTGATTGCCGCATCCGTTAACTCATCCCCGTATGTGTCAATTAGCTCAAACAAAGACTCTCGTTGAACTACGTTTGGGAAGTTCCAAAGTGATTCCCAAGTCGTTAAAGAATTTTCAGGTTTAGAATTTGAACCTACGCTCGGTTCATTAACAGCGGGTACGCTCCCCGTTGCATCTTCATCATCATAATTCTTTAGTTCTTTAGTTCTTAAGTTCTTGTTAGTTGTTAGCTGACTGTTAGGTGATTGTTGGTCGTCTGTTAACTGACTGTTAGTATCATTGTTAGTTTTAACGGATGACCCTTGATAAAGCCCCCAGTTAACAATGGTTATCAGTCTATTAACCTTTGTTGATTCATTTGTTAGAAAATGATATTTTTCTTCAAAGCGTTTCAACGCAGTGCGAACGTTTTGCACGGTTATTCCCTTACCACATGCTTCGCATATTGATTTAATTGAAGTGATAAACTGACCTGGTTTAGTTTTGTAAGGCTTCCCTTGCCACTCCCACTCAGATTCTTTATTATTGGCCATTAATAAAAGAGTGATTAGGATAACCTTTTGTTCAGCAGATGATTGGTTCCAGATTGGTTTATCCAATAACTGCCGATATATTTTTACCCAGCCATTATTCACTGCTGAACCTCCTTATTAATTTAGAATGGTAGATCATCATCTGAAATATCAATTGCTTGTCCATTATTTGCAAACGGGTCAGATTGATTATTTTGTTGCGGTTTGTTTTGCGTATGGTTTGCTGATTGCTTACCAGACGCCTCACCAGACGCTTTTGAATCAAGCAGGCTAAAGTTATCAACGACAACCTCAGTCACATAGACGCGTTGGCCCTCTTTATTCTCGTAGTTTCTAGTTTGGAGTCGGCCATCAATCCCGATTAACGAACCTTTATGAGTAAAGTTCGATAAATTCTCAGCTGATTTACGCCAGATAATACAATTAAGAAAGTCAGCCTCGCGATCACCGTTTGCGTTCGTAAAATTGCGATTAACTGCTATGTTGAATTGACCAACCGCATTGCCTGATTGCGTGTAACGTAAATCGACGTCTCGCGTGAGACGGCCGACAAGTACGACTCTATTTATCATTTGTGTAATCCCCTTGTATATTTAATAGTTTTAGTGTTGATTCGTTTAACTTGATGCCATCAACTGGCACATGGTACTTATTGGCGAACGCTTGTCGACCAATCTGTTCAATCTCAACATGGTGTACCCTGTCCAGTGCCATAAAATGATGTTTAAGATGTTTTGCTTTTGTTCGATTGCTCCCCATACCAAGCGCATCGACATGATGTATATCAGCACGTTTACCGCAAACCATACATTTCCGATACTTACAACAGATGTATAAAAAGTAATCATCATCTTTAGGCAAGATGTTAAACGCTTGGTTGATTTCGATATTGTTTTCAAAAACAAATTCAATGACAATCTCCAATAATTCGTTGGCATTGCTCATTGAACTTTTAGTCTCATTGCTAAGACTTATTTTGCGGTCATATAATTCAAAATATTCATCGTAGAACCTCTTCTTCATCACTAGTTGCTTATTACCAGTGCTTCTGCTAATGTCTCTCAAAAGCGCAAAGAATAGATTACGCTGCGCAGAACTTGGACGCCTTGGATCATCAGTTGTAAAGCTACCTGTTACATTGCTTAAATCTCCGCTGTACATTGTTTTAATTCGTTCAATATTCAACGGTTCATCTAAGTTGACTAGCAATTGATTGCCTTTTAAGCTGATAATTTTTGCGCTTGTCATTGATCAAATGCGTTATCAAAAGTAGCTTGGGGGCTAGCTTGTCTATTGGCTTCTTGGTTGCTGTATTCCGAAATTTTTTCATTGATTACACCAATAACGGCTTCTGCCTGTTCTTTTGATAACTGGTTAACGTTGTCAATGCGATATTGTTTTAAATAGTAATTTCTAGCGGCATTACCAGAATTATTTTTCGAGGCATTCATAAGGTTCAGGCCTTCATTGATCATTGCAATTTGTCGCGCATTAGCCAAAGAATATCCTTGCTCTTTAGGTTGCGTAGCTTTCATCGGTTCAGAGTTATCACCGTCAGGATCTTCATCTTGATCAGTGATATTAAATAATTGTTTATAGAAATATTTTTGTGCGCTAGTGCAAGCTTTTTGCATGGCTTTATCGCCTGTATCTTGCCCACTACCGGGCATTGAACCAGTAATGCTATCTATGCCGTCCGTAATGGTAAACGTGCCCATAACATCAACAAAGTGGCTCATTTTACCTTTTTCTGATTTCTTATCATCTTGCTTAATCACTTCATATTCCGGAATAATAACAATACCCACAGCTGATATTGCTTTTTTTACAGCCGTTTTAATTGCAGCCTCGCTTTGAAATTGATAGTTTTGAAAGCTATTTTTGCCATCTTTATTGACAGGCCCAATTGTTGCCATAGCCTCCGCTAATTTAGCGGCAAGTGTTCGCTCTTTTACTTCCTCGCTCATATTTATCACCCCTTATTTTTTAACCATCGTGAAATCAAAACCGTTGTCTGTTAAGTAATCCCTTAAAAGATAAGTCTGTGCACTTCGCACATTTTTTAATTCGAGTGTTAAATCAATTGTTTTGATTTCAGCTTGTTCTGACTCTAATTTATCTGCTAAAATCTCACCCGTTTCAGGATCGAGCTTCTTGTTATTAACCTCAACTGTTGGCTTTTCAGCTTCAAGCTTGGCCATCGCTGCTTCGTATTCTTCTCGTTTTTTCTGTTTATCTGCTTCGATAGCTTTTTGGGTTTTAATCCGTTCTCTAGCGGCGTCCATAAGCTTCATAACTTCCGCCGCAGACTTCCCGTCATTTACCATCGCTAGCCAGCCTTGTGAGTCTAACTCAACGGCTTTAGCATAGTTTGTGATAATGAGGCGTTCGCCATCTAGTCGAGCTTGTTCGGCATTAATTGCGTCGATTTGAGCGTTCACTTCTTCGACTACGTTCTTATCAGTCGATGTTGCATTTAACCATTTGTTGTTAAATTGAATTGCATTAACAGTTAAGTTATTCGATTCAGTTAAATCAGTTATTAACTGGATTACATGCTGTTTCTTTTTATCTTTCACAGCCTGATCATAGAACTTGATGCCTTTATCTATTGGACCAATAACATTATCAAGAATAGTTGTTAATTCCTTGACCTTACCTTCAAATTCATCAAGTGGCTTATTAACGTCTCGCTTAATAGTAATTCGGCGATCATCGATTTTCTTTTTTAGAGCACGCATTTGAGCGCGCACTTTTTTGTCATCCTTAAATGTTTGTTCTGTGATGACAACATCTTTATAAGTTGCAGCGTAATCGGTAAGCCACTTTTTCATTTCATCGAAATTGCCAAAAGTGATTTCAGCCGGCTTTAAGTTAACAGGAAACTCTAAATCCTGCGTTTGAAGCTCAGTACTAATTGTTGTCATTCTTTTTACCTCCTAATGACCGATCAGATAATTCCGTTAAAAAGACGAATTTCTCAATTGGATTCATCTTACTTAAGACTTCCTCGCAGATATGAGTTAGTAGATGCACCACTTCTGGACCGCTACCCTTAACATAGATTGTTGCATTCCTTTTCTCGTCACTACCATCAACCGGCGCAATACTACTAATAATTGTGCCGCTATTTTCTAAATCGTCCGCGTTCAACACGCTATTCAAAACTTTTTCTAATTGCACTTGCATAATATTTCTCCGTTTCATTTTTTATGATATAATTATCGTATTAATGTTTTATCGAACTACTTTATTCGCCGTTGATGTGCCAGCATCAGCGGCCTTTTTTTGTTTATTGCGCTTTTCGATCAGGCTTAACATACCGGCCACCAATAAACTTGATAACGTTACTATTAGACTTGTCATTGCTATCGAACCCCCATAGATTTTTAAATCCGATTTTACCAGCGCCGTAGCAAAGTGCTCCGTAACCGATAGCGCCCATTAAGAAAAGAAAACCATCAATTTGAATCATTTAAATCCTCCTCTATACCATTCATCGCATTCAATTAAGTCAAAGCGAACAATTCCGTTGTTCTTGTAACTTGGTAAAGGTTTGTTCTTTTTAGTACGCCAACGCCAAATTGTTGTATTAGAAACACCAAAGTGTTCAGCAACTTCATTCGGCGAGGCCCATTCAACAGTTACGTTTTGACGTTGCTTACTTCTGTGTTCTTTCGTTTTACTACCCGTAATCTTTTTAGGTGTGATTACTGTGAAGCCCATACTTACACCTCCATATATTCTTTTTCCTCATACTCTCGACGTTTTTTCTTAAAGAGATCCATTGGAGTAACTCCGAGCTTTAGACACTCAGCGTTAAACCGTGTTAATCTCATTATCAATGCATCCATATCATCAAGGGCATATTCATTTAGAACAGCCGTTTCAGATTTATCTAGCGGTCCATCCCTTAACAAGGTCCTGATATTATCTCGAACATAACGTTCCTGCTGTTCTCGTTCTTCTAATTCTGTATAAGCATCAATCGTTAATGCATTACCGTTTAATTTTTTTCCATCCATCAGTTTGAATATCCCAAACAATTGACTAGCTATTTCCATATTTAATTCAAAGTCATCTGCTGAATTAGCAACCATAACTGCTTCATTAGGTTTGACGTTTGTATTGTGGTAATAGTTATTAATTGCTGAACGACTCAGACCTGAATCAATCGCAATCTCCTTTTGTGTCTTACCGCTACGCCTTAAATAACTACTTAGCGGATTTGCTAAATGAACCATCGCTTACACCTTCTATTTGTAATTTATATTGGTTAAATCCAACCAGATATCATTTATACTTATTTTTAAAGCAAACATGTTTAGTTCACCATTTCTAAGTAAGTTTCTTCTAGCTGACGTTCAATCAGTTTCTTATTAATAAAAATGATTCTGTCTAGTGTTGCATCAGATAATGTCTGCAACAATGATTCCTTACGTTCAGGATCAACATCTAGAATTGCTTTGATTTTTTCTTTACGTGACATGTAATCACCTCCCTATAAAAAAAATAATTTTCACTCTTAGTGAACGGAATTGGCAAAAAAAAGGTAATCAACCGGCTTGTTATAGAATTTAGAAAATTTTTCCATCGTTTCCTTAGAAGCATTTTTTTGATTAGTTTCAAGTTTCGTAAGCGTTGAATAGCTAATACCAATGGCTTTTGCCGCGTCCACTTGAGTTAAACCAAGCTTATTTCTTTCAATACTTAAATTCCCCATGGTTCTCCTCCTTTCACTCTATGTGATTACATTATACCCACTAAGGGTGAAAGTCAACCACTTTTAGTGAAAATACCCCAATTCGTTTTACTTTCACTCAAAGTGGTAATAAACTATATTTACATACAAGGAGTGATTATATGACTAAAGGACAAAGAATTGCCGAATTACGTAAGCAAAAAAAAATCAGTCAAAGTGAGCTTTCCAAAGCCATCCACGTTAGTCCTAGTACAATAGGTATGTGGGAAACTGATCAACGTGCTATTAAAGACAATGACTTAGTCGCTCTTGCAAAATATTTCAATGTCACTACTGATTATCTGCTCGGAAAATCTGAAACGAAATCTGCAGAACCAAATGATAACGCAATGCTTATTGCGGCTCATATCGAAGATGATGCTACCGAAGAAGACATGGCAAAAATATTAGACTACATCGAAATGGTCAAGAAATCTAAGAACAAGTGATGTGATATTACATGAATAGATTAGATACAATAGCAGCTTCTATAGAAACAAAATATTCAATTGAATATAAAAAAGATATGCCCGATAAGCTTGATGGGCTATGTGTTGGCCAAACTATCCTAATCAACGCAAATAAGCCTGCGCAAATACAAGCGCAGGCTTTGGTGGAGGAACTAGCACATCAAGAAACAACTATTGGTAATATCGTTGGTCAAGGATCTATTGCTGAAAAGAAGCAGGAATATAAAGCAAGACGGATTGCTTATGAATCTGTCATCCCGTTAAATTCACTAATTAACGCGTACTGGCGCTCAACTAGTGAATATGAACTTGCCGATAACCTTGATGTTACAAAAGAATTTTTAGAAGAAACCTTAAATTATTATCGCGTCAAATATGGAACTGTGATGGAAGTTAATAATCAACTTATTAATTTTGCAAACGGCATTCAAATCGTGGATGCTTCCAACTAACATTAGAGTCCAAATACTGATGACTTTAAAAGCCGTAGATGTACATAAAGGAGTTCTTAAAGTGATTAACAAATGTGCCATCTGCCATAACGACTTAACATCAAAAGATAAAACAAGATTAGTCGATGATATTTTAATTTGCCAAAATTGTACTCACGATATTTGTAATGACTTAAACATAAAAAGAAATGAAATAAATAACCTTGCTTTTCTCTACCTAAAGAATAAATATAAAGAAAATGATTTAAATATATTTATGCGTTATCCAGAGAATGAACAAGATGACCTAACTGAATTTAAATACCAAAAGGCCCCAAATAGATTTTGGAAAGGCGATTCCACTTCCGGTTTTACACTTGGTCTCTTTGTCGGTGTAATTGTCGGTTTGGCTAATATGATTTTTATTCACATCCCTTTTATGGGTAGCATACTCTTCATATGTATTTGGCTTTTCGTCGGTACCAACCCCAGTGCTGGAACTGCTATATCAAAATGGCTTAGCACTGATTCGAAATCCAACACGTCTAGTTTTTCAGCCGTAACTTCAAAGCAGTACAGTTCTGAACCTAAAATAAAACATCATTTGGGCGATTTATACTGTCCGCGCTGTAAATCTTCTAACGTTCAACTAATTGGTGAACAAGTAAACGTTAAATCAACTAAGAGTAAAACAACTTCAAAAACAAGAATTACTCCAAATTTAAATCCTTTGCATCCACTAAGAATTGCAAATGCTAAAACTAAATATAAAACCACTACCAAAGTTAAGAAAAAGAAATCTAGCGCAAAGATAGCTGCCGCAGTTATGACCGGTGGTACTTCTATGGTAGTCACTGGCGGTTTAAAAAGTAATAAAACTAAGCAATACCATTGTTTGGATTGCGGCAATGTATTTAAAAAGAAATAACCCACTCTGGTGAGACAGCCGCGTTCGATTCGTGGCTGGGGTATTAAAAAAGAGACTCTTAACCTCAAGAGTCTCTAAGTTGGAAGGTGATTTTATTAATAAAGAACCCTGGTCACAAAAAGCTGTTATTTTCTCGGGACTATCTGGTTTTGTCCCTTTATTTGCGCTTTTTAAGACCAATATTTATAAAACATTGGTACTAGTGTTTTTTATTCTCTTTATTTGGGCTTTATGTTGCTATTGGAATGCTAATCACGTATTTTTAAGGCTACGAAATTATGCAGATATCCTCGAATCAGATAAAAAGAGGTTAACCTCAGATCTAGCCAAAGAAGAAAAATTAGTAGAAACTACTAGACAAACCGCAAATAAGTATGAAGCAAGGACCTTTGTTCTCAATGATAAAATACAAGATATGCTTGAAAAAAATGCTAGCAAATATGCAGACAGTGTTTTAGAAGCATCAAAAATTATTGAAATGAAACAAGAACAAAGCGCTATATCAACATCAATTAACGCTTCTGAATCATCTACAGATAATGATCAGTCTAAAAACCAAACTCAGTCCCAAATTCAAGTGCTTTCTCAAGCTCCCAATTTAAATCAGACTCCCTAGCGTGCCAGCGAATATGATTTAAAGTTTCTTCACGTGACTTTTGTGGATACTTAGCCATTAATAGTGCTAGCATCAGATTGCATTTTTGAACATTAGTTAAACTAGCTATGAATAAACGTGTTTTTATCATTGTAAAGCCTCCGAATAAGAAAGTTGGTATTAATATTGACAGAATATATCGAAAAAATCAATTTTTTATATTGTAGTAATGAGGGAAGCCCTATTTCAGCATTTAATTTTGACGAATTCCCCCTTCCCTATGCATTCACATTACAATCCCTTTTTTTTAATATTAAATTAGAAAAAGAGTACACCATAACAACCCGTGTATATAACAATAGAAATGAAGCTGTTGTTAAAACATCTAATTCTTTCATACTTGATAGAAATCAATTAGGTGCCGATAAGTACACTAACGATGAACATACTCGAGCAAGTTCTCTCATCTCAATTAAGACTCCTAATTTTACTGTAGTAAATTCTGGAACCTACAGAATTGAGATGACTCTTTTTGATAACGTTGGAATTAAACTATCTACGCAAGAAACATACGCTTCCGTACAAGGACCTGCTTCTAATAATTGATAGTCATATTGTAGCCCAATTGGGCTTTTATTTAAAGTTCAAAAAGAACATACGTTTGTATTTCACAACTCATTAATTCAAGAAAGGTCTGATTTAATGTCATTAATTAAGTCTTATGAACTAAAAAATGGAAAAAAGCGCTATGAAGTTTACTGTTATTTAGGAACAGACGGACGTGGCAAAGAAAAAAGAATACATCGCCGTGGCTTTATTAAGGAAGCTGACGCTAAAAGATTTGCAAAAAATATTGAATCCGATGTCATTAATAATAAAATCAACGCTTCTTTCAAAGGCAATATGCTTTTAAGCGACTACTTAACAGACTGGCTTAATGAATACAAAATCAATGTTAAGGAAGGTTCTATGATTCTTTATCGCTATAATGTAAATCATTATTTGATTCCTAACATTGGGCACTATCAGTTAGCTAAGTACACCTATGATATTCATCAGAGATTCATCACAAGTTTATTTGAAACGGGTGGCAAAGACGGTGGGCCCTTGTCTAAAAATACTATAAATATTATCAACAGTACGTTAAGCAATGCTTTGGCAAAAGCAGTTAAGCTTGGATTCATTCAGGTTAACCCTACACTTCATGTTGAATTTCCTAAAAAGTACGAATCGATAGACTCCCCTCTTCACTTCTGGACGGTTGAACAAGCTGAAACATTCCTCGAATTTGCAAAAAAAGAAAGAGAACCATTATGGTACCCATTTTTCTTAACTATACTTGATCTAGGGTTACGAAAAGGTGAGGCAATGGCTCTGACATACAATGACGTCGATTTAAAAAATAATACAATTGATATCAAAAGAACCCGACTTTACCGTAGGGAAAAGGGCGATTTGAAAGATGCAATCATCCTTGATGACCCCAAAACACACGCTTCTATCCGGCAGTTACACTTGACCGAAAGATTAAAAGCTGCACTTATTGATCAGTTTGAAATATTCTTAGAGAATAAAAAAGTTATTTCTATCTCTAATTCAACTGATATTAAGGAAGACGACTTTATCTTCAGATACTCAAGTTCCCTCAGATATACAGGAAAAACTATTCGTGCAAGATCCACCAATACAGCATTTGAAAGAATCAGAAAAAACGCTGGTCTTCCTAAGATAAAGATTCACGATTTACGACACACACATGCAATCTTAATGCGCGAATCTGGTGCCCCTCTGGAAGAAGTTCAAGATACCTTAGGCCACTCGGACATTAAATCAACTCAAATTTATGCCAAAACAACACCTAAGATTATTGAACGGGCAAGTAAACGATATGAAAATTATGTAAATAAAAAAAGCAATTAA